TTCTAATGAAGTCTCCGATTCTGGGTAGCAGCTACGTTATTCGTAGCGTCAACGCTGCCGACAATCGGATGGTGAACTTGTACCCCGAAGTAATTGCGGAGGGTGGCAAGGAGCCTGCGTATCTACAGCGTTGCCCCGGCTACACATTGAGAGCCTCTGTCGGTACAGGCCCGATTCGCGGTCTGTATACGCTTGGCAATTTCCTTTACGTTGTCTCTGGCAACGGCTTTTACGCGTTTAATACGTCGTTTAGTTCAACGGCATACCTTGCCCTTGAAGACGGCGGAATGATGTTGCTAGAGGACGGTGGCGACATCGAACTTGAGTCGCTGACGGCTCTTGGCTACGTCAGTGGCACGGGGCCGGTATCGATGGCCGATAACGGCACCCAGATTTTCATTGCTGCTAATCCTGATGGCTATATCTATAACGCCACCACGGACGAATTCGCGCAGATTACTGACCCCGATTTCCCAGGCGCGGTAACGGTCGGCTACTTAGACGGTTACTTTGTCTTTAACGAACCGAACAGCCAGCGCGTTTGGGTCACGCAACTTCTTGATGGCCTGTCCATTGATCCTTTGGACTTTGCTTCTGCCGAAGGCTCGCCTGACGGCTTGGTGTCGCTCATCATCGACCACCGCGAAGCGTGGCTCTTTGGCACCAATAGCGTAGAGGTTTGGTACAACAGCGGCGAAGCGGACTTCCCGCTCTCGCGCATCCAAGGTGCGTTTAACGAGATTGGTTGTATTGCGCCGTACTCCGTCGCCAAGATGGATAACAGCGTGTTCTGGCTTGGCGCTGACGCTCGCGGTCAAGGCATCGTGTATCGAGCGCAGGGCTATCAGGGCCAGCGCATCTCCACGCATGCCGTTGAATACGCCATTCAGCAATACGGTAATTTGGCTGATGCGACGGGTTATACCTATCAGCAGGACGGCCATACGTTCTATGTGCTGAACTTCACAGACGCCGACACCACGTGGGTGTATGACGCGGCGACTGGCGCATGGCACGAGCGGGCGGCTTACCGTAACGGTGATTTCAAGCGTCACCGTGGTAACAATCATGCTCGCTTTGACGGCGAACCCATCATCGGCGATTACGAGAACGGCAATCTGTATGCGTTCAGCCTAGACGTATACAGTGATAACGGCGCTACGCAGAAGTGGCTACGTTCGTGGCGTGCGCTGCCGACAGGCGCGAACAATCTCAAGCGCTCAACGCACCACTCGCTACAGATCGACTGCGAAACCGGCGTCGGGCTAGATGGCTATGACTTCCAAGACATCAACTATCTTGGAAACGAGTCGCTTGTCATCCTTGATACTGAAGACGACAAAGACATCATTCTTGATTTCATTGCAACGGTTGGTGCTTTGCCGCAGATGATGATGCGCTGGTCGGACGATGGCGGGCATACCTATACGGAACCGCGCACGGCCTCAATGGGCCGCATCGGCAGATACGGCACCCGTACCATCTTCCGTCGTCTTGGCATGACGACGAAGTTGCGTGACCGCGTGTACGAGATCAGCGGCACCGATCCTGTCAAAGTCGCTATCAACGGCGCTGAACTTACGATCAGCGAGACGAATGCGTAATGGCAAACATTACGAACATTCCTGCCCCTCGCGTCCCGTTCATTGATGAGCGGACGGGCCTTATTTCGCGTGAGTGGTTCCGCTTCCTGAACAACCAGTTTGTGCTGACGGGTAGCGGCACGACCGCGACTAGCATCGCTGACCTTGAGGTTGGGCAGGCATTATCGCCGGACACTGATGACGTAACGGCGGTGTTGCAGTCAGAGTTGCAGGCGCTGCAGATAGCGCCCACGAGATACGAGCCAAACCCGGTCAATTACGGCCAGTTTTACGATACGACGACGCAGACGGCAGCGGCGATCAATACTGCGTATGCCATGACGTTTAATACGTCATCAAACCGTTATGGCGTGTACATTGATCCCGCTAATACGTCGCACGTAAAAGTCACTCGCCCCGCTGTTTACAATATGCAGTTTTCGCTGCAACTTGATAAGACTTCTGGCGGCGTAGGGCTGTTTTATGTGTGGGCGCGGATCAACGGAGTAGACATTCCGTACTCCGCTTCGCAGGTGCGTATCCAAGGCAACAACGCCGAAATCTTCGTGGCGGCAAACCTTTTTGTGTCCATGTCAAATGGCGATTATTTCCAGTTGATGTGGGCTGTTGATGATACGTCCGTACAGATTTTGGCTACGGCGGCGGCACCGCCAGTTCCAGCGATTCCGTCAGTCATCCTTACTATGACGCAGGTATATATATGACCGTATATCTTTCGGCTCTCGCAGGGGCGGGCGCACAGTTCTTTACCGACGACGGCTCTGTCCTGTCGGGCGGCAAACTTTTTACCTACGCCGCCGGTACGACCACGCCGCAAACGACGTACACGTCATCGTCGGGCCTTGTGGCAAACGCCAACCCGATCATCCTTGACTCGGATGGGCGCCTGCCAAATGACCTTTGGCTCTCTGCGGGCGTTACCTATCGGCTCGTGCTAAAGGATTCGACTGACGTACAGATTGGCTCGTATGACGACATTCCGGGCGTCAACGATGGCTCGCTGCTGTCGGTGCCGTGGACAAGCGTTACGGGCAAGCCGACGACCGTTGCGGGCTATGCCATCACCGATGCGTTGACGACGACGACGGCAGCTGCGACCTATGCCCCGATTAACTCGCCGACTTTTACCGGCACGGCGCAGATTCCTGATAACGCTACGACTAACACGAATTACCCTATCGGCTATCGAGAGGCGCCGCGTAACGCGCAGACCGGCAATTACACGTTGGTGGCTGCTGATGGTGGCAAGTCGATTGTCATGGGCGATGGCACAGCGACCGCGCTTACGGCAACAATTCCGGCGAACGCGACCGTAGCGTTTCCCATCGGCACCGTTATTATTTTTGTGAACATTAATACCGTCGGCCTGTCTATCGGGATTACGACCGATACGCTGACGCTGGCAAATAGTACGACGACCGGCACCCGCACCTTGGCACGTAACGGCCTCGCCACTTGCGTCAAGATCAACACGACCTCGTGGCTCATCAGCGGAGCAGGGTTGACCTAATGGGCGGCGCTACGCTCGCAGCGGCTATTGCAGGCACGACCGGCGGAGCCGGAGCGGGCGTCTTTGACCTATCTGAAGGCACGGGCACTATCAGCATTCCGGCAGGTTTTACCTCGCTGACCATCGAAGTGTGGGGCGGGGGAGGTGGCGGGGGCTTTGGCACCGTGACCTATGCTGGGTTCCCTGAGTTTGAACCGCAGGACGCGCCAGGAGGCGGCGGAGGCGGTGGCGCCTATAGCAAGACCATCGTGGCGATTGCCGTCGGCGATGTGAACAAGACCATCGCCTATAGCGTCGGCGCAGCGGGCGCTGGAGGCGTTCTAGGCAACCCCGTGGGGTACGCAGGGGGTACATCCTCCGCGTCCTCTGGGACGTTTACCATCGACGAGATGATCTGCACGGGCGGCAACGGCGGCTACGGTGGCCTGGGGGTCAACGGTGGCCGTCAGGGCACGGGCGGCACGGCTACGGGCGGAAACACGACCAATACCAACGGTAACGGCGGGGCGTCCTTTGACCAGTCAGGCGCAACGGCGATTGCGGGCGTAAACTCGCTTACGGGTGGCGCGGGCGGTAACGGCGGCGACCCTGAAGTCGGCGGTAGCGCGGGTAGTGCCGGGTCTAACGGTCGGGTCAGATTCGTATTCAGTTGAGGTCACTATGGCAGTTCAAGTCAAAGTCCTGATCCCGTCCAAGATTGCGGAGTCTTCGCAGACGACGCAGTACACCGCGACCAATGTGACGACCATCATCGACAAGTTCACGGCGACGAACTATGACTCGTCGGCTCGAACGATCTCGGTGAACCTCGTGACCGCTCTTGATGTGGCGGGCAACAACAACCTTGTGATCAAGAGCAAGACCCTGCTGCCGTCGGAAACCTACACGTTTCCTGAGCTTGTCGGGCACGCCCTGTCTCCGGGTGGATACATTTCGACCCTTGCCTCAACCGGCACGGCTATCAACATCCGCTCGTCGGGGAGAGAGATTTCGTGACCGTCCGACGCGCCATGGCTGAAGACCTTGACCAGTATTTAAGGCTGGGGGCGGCGTTTCATAATGCCTCGCCCGTCCACTCAGCCATGCCGTTTGATTACGAAGGCTTTACGAACTTTTATCTGTCAGCCGTCAGCAATCCGACGATGGGCGTATGGATAGCGGAAAAAGGCAATAAAGCGGTAGGGGTAGCGGGCGCCCTTTGCTATCCCATGTACTTCAGCCCCTCGCACCGAGTCGTACAGGAAATCTGGTGGTATTTGGCGCCAGAGGCTCGCGGATCGGGCATAGGCAAGCAGATGTACGATGCGATAGAGTCGTGGGCAAAAGAGCAAGGTGCGACCGCCTTGTTTATGATAGCCCTTGAGGATGAACGGTCGCCAAGCATGGAAAAATTGTACGCCCGCCAAGGCTTTAAGCCGATGGAGCGGACGTTCTTCAAAGAGGTTGCATAAATGGCTATCGGTACAGCAGCAGCGATTTTAGGCAGCGCAGTAATCGGCGGCGCTGCGGCGTCCCGTGGCGCAAGCAAAGCAGCACGCGCACAGCAACAAGCCGCGCAAACTGCGGCGGCAACAGAAGAGCGGATGCTTGAACGGCAGTTGGCTGAGACCGCTCCGTTTCGCCAGCTTTCGCTAGAACAACTCAATCGTCTTGCTGCGCTGTACGGCCCTGAAGGCGCGTATACCCGAGCGCCGAGTGCAGCAGAAATTCAAACCGATCCCGGTTATGCCTTTCGGCTTGCTGAGGGGCAAAAAGCACTTGAACGCTCTGCAGCGGCACGGGGCGGCTTATTGTCTGGCTCCATGCTAAAAGGCACGCAGCGTTTTGGGCAAGGGCTTGCATCTCAAGAGTATGCCAGTGCCTATGAACGCGCCCGACAACAACGAGCCGATGTTACAAACGCCCTGCTTGGTATTGGTGGTTATGGCCCATCGTTAGCGTCCTCTGCAGCGGGCGCAATAGGCCAAACCGGAGCAAACCTTGCCAACCTTCAAATGGGCGCCGGACAAGCCCGTGCATCGGGTTATCTTGGTCAGGCCAATGCGCTTGCTCAAGCCTTGGGCCAAGGTGCGATGGGATATGGGATGTACCGTGGCGGTTATTTCGGGCCATCAAGCGTCACGCCGGGCGGCGGAGCAAATTTAGGTATGGCGCCGCCAAGTTATATGTCCGGTTATAACGTATAGGTGATGTATGCCAGTAATCGGCGCAACACAACTTGAACCAGTAAACATTCTTGGGTCATACGTCCAAGGGCTTGAAATGGGTCGCGCTAATCGTTTGGCGCAGGCCGAACAACAGCGATTGGCGCGTCAAGGCCAGATGGAAGAGGCGCGTTTTGCGGAAGACATTGCTGCAAAGCAAGCGACTCGCCGGAACGCAGAACTTGAGGCGGCTCTGAAAGGCCATCAAATGATTGCCGATTTTGCGTCAGCTGCTGTTGATGAGCCGTCTTATCAACAAGTGTTGGAAAATTTGCAAGGACTAGGCGTAGACACGTCTAAGTTGCCACCTAACTTCGATCCAAAATTTGTAGAGCAGCAGCGCCGCGCCGCGTTGACCGAAGCGCAGCGAATTGATGCCGAACTTAAAAAGCGAGAACTAGGTGTGCGTGAGCGCACAGTGGGCGTTCAAGAGACCCAAGCGCAAACCGCCGCAGAGCGAGAAGCGCGATTGGCGCGTCAGCCGGTTGGCGGCGCGGGCGCAGAAGGGCCACCGACTAAACTCAAGCAGGGCGAACGATGGAACGCCGAGTTGCAGCGCGTAGAAGCCGTGCCTGGTTCGGAATTGTTCCAAAAGCAAAAGCAAGTTCACGGCAAAGACTTTGATGTTGTCAAGTCAACGGCATACGAAACTGCGCTGGGTCGCGGCAAAATCGACAAGTTGCTTGACCCGAAAAACGAATCTGAGTTTAACAATCTGTTTGGCGGATACGCGGCTTATGCGACAGGGCGTTTGCCTGGCAAGACTGCCACGCTTCGCACTGAATTGAACTCATTGAAGAGCAACCTGAAAACCGCAGGTAAGCGAATTATCTCTGCGGCAGGATCAGGCGCTATCGGCCAAATCACCGAACGCGAATGGCCGATTCTTGAAAGCATGATCGGCGAACTTGTACCTGAGATGGATGCGCCGGGCGCACGCGATAAGTTGACGGAAATCCGCTCGCAACTGGACAAGATGGAAAATCTTGCTCGTGAATCGTATGACGAGACATGGGGCGGCAGTCAGTATTACGCCAACATTCCAGAATCGTCTGCAGCGCCGACTGTTGCGCCACGGCCAAGTGCTGATACAGGCCAAGTTGTAAATGTTCGCACCGTTGAAGAAGCGCGTGCATTGCCTAAAGGAACGCGGTTTAGAACGCCGGACGGGCGCGTAAAGGTGCGCTGATGGCCGACAAAAAGGCAAAAGACCCGTTTGACGAGTTTGAAGACGCGCCGGGCGCTGATCCGTTTGCAGAGTTTTCCGACGCTCCTGCAGAGGCAGTCGCAGCGCCATCTGAAATCCCCCGGCGCCGTGGCCCATCGCTCGCTGACATCGGAGATCGGTCAACCGGATTCCGACAACAAGTAGCAGCAACTGGCATGACGCCGGAAGAGCGTCAGGCCGCTGTGCGTGGAATGATTCCTGTGGCCGCTAGTTTGGCCGCAGGGCCACTTGTGGCCGGAGCCGTTCGAGGGGCTGGTGCAGTAGCGCCAGCACTGCAACGCGTAACAGAGCCGCTTGCCACAGCAATTCAGAGCGGAGGTTTCCGTACAGGATTGCCTGCGGGCGCCTCTGCCGCACAAAAAGCCGCTCTTCGAGTAGGCGGTGGCGCGATCAGTGGTGGGGCCGCTGCAGCCCCATTTGGCACTGAAGATATTACGACTGGCGCCACAATAGGAGCCGTATTGCCTACAGCAGCGCGGGCGCTTGTAGAGCCTTTCAGGCGTGCTGCTGGCCCGACGTTAGAGCGGGCAAAAGAGATGGCAGGCGAGGCATATCGCAAGGTTGATGAAGCCACGCTGAAAATTAAACCAACGGCGTTAAATGCTTTGGCTACGCGTCTGAAGCAGACTGCTGAGTCGCTTAACTACGTGCCAGAAGTAGACATCGGGGTGCAACGCGCCCTTGACGCTGTGGCAAATCAAGCTGCTAAAGGCGAAGCCATATCAATTTCTAAATTGGAAAAATTGAGGCGCACCGTAAGCCGCAAAGCCGCCGCTCGTTCTGGCGATGAAGGCAGAATCGGTAATAAGTTGATTGAGGATATTGACGCGTTTATCGACCAAGCGTTGCCCGGCGCTGTCGTTAAAGACATTGAGACTGCCCGCGATCTATGGGCAAAAATGAGCCGAAGCGCGGTAGTAGAGAAAGTAATCCGCAAGGCAGATCGAGCGGTAAAGACCGGACAAGAAAAGTCTGCGGTTTTAAAGCGCGAATTTGACAAGTTGCGAGACAGCAATCTGTTCAAGCAATTTACTGCCGAAGAAAAAGATGTCATCAACAAGTTGTCGGAAGGCAATCTTTCAATCAACGTGCTAGAAAAAACAGGGCGTTTGATTGCACCTCCGCGTATTGAAGAACTAAGACAAATGCGGGCGCTTGTACCTCTTGCTACCTATGGCGGAGCAGGCGCAGTTAGTGCGCCGCTTGCTGTCGGGCTAGGCGCCACAGGGTATTTATCTCGTGCCGCCGCCAACCAACTTGCCGCCGCACAAGCGCAAAGGCTTGCGATGCAAGCAAGAACAGGACGCGCTATGGCGCCGTTTGCACCGGAGTTTTTCCCGCAGGCCGGACCTGCGTTGTTTTCAGGCCAAGAGTAAAGGGTTGCAACGTGAACGAGTACCAAGTGTTATTCAACATCATCCTTGGCGTAGCGGCGTTCTTCGGAGGATGGGTCGTAAACAACATCTCCCGCTCCATTGAGCGGCTGGATGAGGACGTTCGTGAGATGCCGAAAGTGTACGTCACCAAGGCGGACTACAAGGACGACATCAACCACATCAAGATTACGCTTGACCGCATCTTCGACCTCATCGGCGAACTCAACAACAGCAAGGCGGACAAATGAGCGAACCAGTAGACCTTGAACTTTTTAAGGCGCAAGTCCAGGCTGAACTCAATCGCCTAGAGGCGAAAGCCTCTGCGAAGACCGTAGCCGGTAAGGCCATCGGCAAGGACGGCCTCAAGTACATCACCGCTATCGTGGTGATCGGCGTCGTCTCCAGTCTGTTTTTGGACAACGACAAGATTGCCGCCGTCATGGGCCTGCTCGGCGCTTCGCTGACCGCCCTTATCTCCATGCTCAACGGCATCGCTGGCACGGTGGAGAAGGAAGAGAAGCCTGAGTTTGCGGTCATCAAGGAACTTATTAGTAAACTTGACCGGCTTGACCGCAAGGAACAGCCGATGCGCGTGGACGTTGAAGGCGACCATGTGATCGTCACCAAGGGCGATGATGTGGTAACAGCGAGGAAGTAATGGCAGAGCAAAAGTCAAACTTCAGCATGGAAAAGGTCGTGGATATGTTGTTCCCCGTCCTGCTCGCTGCTGTGGGCTGGTTGCTCTCCGAGATCACCTCGTTCCAGAATCGGCTAATTGCTATTGAGTCAAAAATCCCGATCCTTATTACCGAGGACGGCGTACCGACTGACAGCCCCATCAGCGCCGCCCGTCGTCAGGATATGAAGGACGACATCATGGACGACATCCATGACTTGCAAGTGCGCGTCAAACTGATGGAAGAGCGTGGCAAGTAATGGAAATGTTCGAGATATTTACTCGCGCATGGCCCGTGATCCTTGCGCTTATCACGCTGATTATTGTGCTGTCTAAACTGGACTTGCGCGTAGCGGTACTTGAGGAAAAGGTCAAGTCGCTGTTTGACTTGCTGAATAAAAGTCGCAAGGAGTAATCCCGATGATGACGATGATCTCGACGTTCCTGTCATTCCTTGCGGGTGGCCTGCCGAAGATTCTGACCATCTTCCAAGACCGGCAGGACAAGAAACACGAACTAGCCCTTGTCGCCGCGCAGAAGGAACGCGAACTCGCCCTCGCCGAACGTGGCCTCATCGCACAGGCGCGTGTCGAAGAGATCAAGTTAGAGCAGGTGCAGACGGAGACGGCAGCGGAAGAGCGGCAGGCTCTCTATCAGCACGACATTGAGATTGGCAAAGGCGCAAGCCAGTGGATGATCAACCTTCGCGCCTCAGTGCGTCCGGTCGTCACCTACATCTTCGTGCTAGAGCTTGTGGCGCTTAACGCCACAGGCGTGTGGTACGCCTATACGCAGGGCGTGCCGTTTGCCGTAGCGATGGACAACGTATTCAGCGACGATGAGATGCTGATTCTGTCGTCGATCATCGCGTTCTGGTTCGGGACACAAGCTTTCGCTAAAAAATGAAAGTCAGCGCTCGTTTAACGGAACTCGTTAAATGCCACGAAGGCGTGAGACTGCGGCCCTATAGGTGCCCGGCGCTGCTCTGGAGTGTGGGCGTCGGCCACGTCATCGACCCTGCTCACACGAGGGTTAAGTATGAAGACCGTAAGAGTCTACCGATACCGCCGGGTTGGGATCGCATCCTCTCGATGGCAGAGGTGGATGCATTACTTGCTCAAGACCTTGCGAAATTTGAGCGCGGCGTTGCCCGACTTTGCCCTGGTAGCGTTAATCATCAAGGCCAATTCGACGCACTGGTCAGCTTTGCTTTCAATGTGGGGCTAGGCAATCTGCAACGCTCTGGCCTTCGCATGAAGACCAATCGTGGCGAGTTTGAAGACGCCGCCGAAGAATTTATGAAGTGGACGAAGGCAGGCGGGCGTGTGCTGCCGGGCCTCGTCAAAAGGCGCAAAGACGAACGTGCAATGTATTTGTACGGTGCGTAACAAAAAATTCTTGCAAAAGTCAATCGTTACGGGCTAATCTTTAGAGCGAGTCTTAAAGACTTGCGATAGGGGGTTTGGATGCGCTCTGACGGCATACCCAAACAGTTTCATCTGTTAGGGCATACCATCAAGGTCAGGGTCGTCAGTCCGTCTCGATGGAGACATGGCAAGAATACGATTGGTATGTGGATACCCGACGCATACCGCATCGACATTGTATCGACAGCCAAAGGTTCGCACCGCCAGCAGGTGTGGGCGCACGAGGCTGTCCACGCCATGCTAGACCTAGCCGGTTACGAGAAACTGTCCGAAGACGAAGCCCTCGTGGATCGTCTCGGCCACCTATTGCAACAAATGCTCACCACGATGGAGTAAGCAATGGGCGGTCAAAAAGTCACTGACGATCAGATCATGGCCGAACTACGGCGTACCGACGGGCATCGAGCGCAGGCCGCTCGGAACCTCGGGCTGTCGGAGCGGGCTTTGCTTGCGAGGCTGCAGCGCCTACGCCGTAACGGCGAGAACATCCCCAAAGGGTTCGTGGAGCCTGGGCCGGACAAGAAGGACGAGTTTGTCGCGCCCTCCCTGCCGGACGATGACATTCCGGTAGAGCAGTTAATCGAACACATGAAGCGCCGCTTTGAACGCAAGCGCGAGTACGAGGAAGCCTCCAAGCTCATCCCGATTCGCATAACCATACCCGGCCCTATCGGCATCCTGCACTTCGGCGACCCGCACGTTGATGACGACGGCTGCGACATTGGCGCCATCG